GCCGTCAAGACACCAAGAATCGTCAGAATTCTATTGATGATATTGACCCGTTTGTTCGTCAGGAATTCCAAATCAAAATGCAAAGGCACTTTGAAGAGGGAATGAAACTCTACAAAGAAATGCTAGATGCATCGATTGCAAAGGAGTGTGCCCGGTTTGTATTGCCTTTAGCAACGCCAACCCGAATGTACATGTCCGGTTCAGTTCGGTCATGGATCCATTACATCACTCTGAGGTCTGCTAACGGTACTCAAAAGGAGCACATGGATATTGCACTAGCATGCAAAGAGATCTTTGCAGAACAGTTTCCAACATGTGCTGAGGCGCTTGGTTGGGTCTAAATAAAATATATGTAATTCATAACAATGGCGACATACCCTGTGGTAAACACCAAAACTGGTGAACAAAAAGAAGTGAGAATGAGCATTCATGAATGGGATCAGTGGCGTAAAGACAATCCAGATTGGCTTAGAGATTACTCTGATCCATCAACTATGCCTGGTGTGGGTGAAGTTGGTGAATGGAAAGACAAACTCGTAGCAAAAAATCCAGGATGGAATGATGTTTTAGCAAAAGCATCAAAGCAACCTGGAGCAGGAAACCTAAAGATCTAAAGAACTTATGGCAAGAAAGAAAAGGAACAATGATCTCCAACCCATTGGAGTTGGATTGACGACCAAACAAATGAAAAGAAAAAAACCTGTTAATAGTGATTTTCTTGTAGACATTCAACCGTTAACTGAAAATCAAGAACAACTATTCAAATCTTATAAAGAAGGAAAACACTTAGTTGCATATGGATGTGCTGGAACAGGTAAAACTTTTATTACCCTTTACAATGCGCTGAGAGATGTTCTTGATGAGAGAACACCTTATGAAAAGGTCTACATGGTCCGTTCCTTAGTTTCTACCAGAGAGATTGGTTTTCTCCCTGGCGACCATGATGATAAATCTGCACTGTATCAGATTCCTTATAAGAACATGGTGAAGTACATGTTCCAAATGGCAACTGATGCAGACTTTGAGATGCTGTATGGCAATCTTAAAGCACAGGAAACTATCAAGTTCTGGTCAACTTCTTTCCTTCGTGGAACAACTCTTGATAATGCAATCATCATTGTTGATGAATATCAGAACTTGAATTTTCACGAACTTGATAGTATAATTACAAGAGTTGGTGAGAACAGCAGAATTTGTTTCTGTGGTGATGCTCGTCAGTCTGACTTGACTAAGACCAATGAAAAGAATGGTATTCTTGATTTCATGAAGATCATTCGTTCAATGCCATCATTCGATGTTGTTGAATTTGGTATTGAGGATATTGTCCGTTCTGGTCTTGTTAAGGAATACATTGTTGCTAAAATGGAAGCAGGTTTTTAATGTTCAATCATGTTGATATTACTCTCCCTCAACTTGAGAGGGAGACCATTGATGGGGTACGATACTACAAAGTACCCGATAACGAAGAACTACTCCGACTGGTCTCCATTACTTCGGTGACCAGTCATTTTAATAAGGAGATTTTTGTTAAATGGCGTAAGAAGGTTGGAGATGAGGAAGCAGATCGTATCACCAAGGCAGCAACTGGTCGTGGTACTGACATGCACACACTGGTAGAATATCTACTTAAAAACGAAGAACTACCAAAAGTTCGTCCTATCTCTAAGTTTTTATTTGATATTGCCAAACCAGATTTAAATAACATTGACAATATTCACGCTTTAGAAAGTTCGCTATATAGTAGACAACTTGGTATTGCTGGAACTGTTGATTGTATTGCTGAATATAATAACGAATTAGCAATTATAGATTTTAAAACATCTAAAAAACCAAAACCACGCGAGTGGATCGATCACTACTTTGTGCAATGTGCTGCATATGCTTGTATGTTGTATGAACTGACAGGAATTGCTGTCAAAAAATTTGTAATTATTATGGCCTGCGAAAATGGAGAATGCGTCGTCTATGAAGAGCGAGACAAATCAAAGTACATCAAACTTCTTACCAAATACATTAGAAAGTTTGTTACAGATAAACTGGAACTCTATGAAACCAAATAACGAATTAGAAAAGGCAATAGAAAGTAAATTTCTTACTCCTTCTAAATTCGCACTAGAGATTGAAAAGATTGTTGCAGAGGAAAAAATCAATTATATTGATGCCATCTGTCAGTATTGCGAAATCAACGGTGTTGAGGTAGAATCAGTAACGAAACTAATTTCTAAACCCCTCAAGGAAAAATTGAAGTGGGACGCAACTCGTCTCAACTTCATGAAAAAAACATCTAGAGCTAGACTTCCATTATGAAAATTGAAGTATTAAAAGATCCGTTTCCCCATGTGATTATAAGAGATTTATATGATGAAAATGAATTAGAAGCAATATGGGATGAATTAAAATTTTTTACTCGTCCTGGAAAATTATTACCCGGAGAACAGTACGGTTCTGCTCCAGGTAGAACAAATGCAAATGCTGTAATTTTGGATCAAGTTTTTACTGATATTTGTTTTTCTAATATCATGTCTTTGGATACTAAAATTTTTGGTAGTGATGCGTTAGAAAGATTGGGAGAAGTTCATGAATCATGTGCATATTTCAATCGTCCTGGTCTTAGATTGACAACTAAATTGCGTTATTATCATGATGGTGAAGTATATGATACTCATACAGACTACAGTTATCAATTTCTAGTATTTTCATATTTTCATAAAGAACCTAAAAAATATAGTGGTGGTAATTTATTTTTTGAAAAACATGATTACACATATGGATGCGATAATAATTCGTGTATAATAATTCCTGGATATATTCCTCATGGAGTTGGAGAAGTCGCTATTGATGATTCTGATTATTATGATGGAAATGGTAGGTATTGTATATCTATTTTTGCACAACCTTAATGATTATGTCACCCTTTGAAACTTATCAACATTATTTGTCTCTAAAAAATCATTTTACAAATCCAAAATACGACTTCTTTAAATACGGTGCGAAGACCCGTGCTAGTATAACTTCTTTCAATAAAAGGAAAGATAAGTACTGGTTTGAAAAAACTTCGCGAAAGTATTCTGATAAAGAGGTCGTAAATTTTTTGGTATCTAATTTTGCATACTCCGACAACCCACAGAACCTATGGATTGGAGAAATTATCAATTCTGGAGAAAGGACTTACGCCGAATGGATGAAACGACAGCAGAGTTTAAGTTACTTGTTCAAAGAACAAAGCAACGAATTGTTATCGGAAAACGAATTAGAGGATCTATTCAACTGTTCCAAAGGACATCCAGTCCTGCTGAGAAAATTCCTGGGTGGAGAAGTATCAGTAGAAACTTTAGCAATCTACGAAAAAATCTTTAGTTTTTCAAAAAACTTTAACAAGCAACTGAATGATCCTGTGTGGGAAACCGTCAATTTAAAAATTAAAAAATATGTACCATTTCTAAATATTGATGTATTCCAATACAAAAAAATATTAAGGGAATTGGTAGATGAGTGAATTTTTCGACTCTGATTTGGTTAAAGAAGAATTAGAGCAAATCAATAAACTTCAAGAAGAAATAACTGGAAGTATCTTTACTTTCAGTGCCATGACTCGTGAAGAGAAATTGGAAAACATTGACAAACTAAAACTTCTTCTTGAAAAACAGAAGATCATGTACACTCGTATGTCATTGTCTGATGATCCTCAGGCCCTTGAGACCAAAGAGAGACTGCAGAAATCTGCAGAGATGATGGGTTTTAACTCATCGACGGATCTAAACACAATATTCGACACCATGAATGCAACCATCGAATCTTTGGTCGCATACCTTGACGACGAGGACTGAACCTGTTATACTTATCCAGTACACAACCGTACATCCCCCGAATCCAATCAATCCGAGGAAATCCTAATGTCTTTCGCAGATCTTAAAAAGCAATCAAAACTTGGTTCTCTCACCGAAAAGTTGGTGAAGCAAGTTGAAAAGATGAATAACACTGGCAACAATGCTGATGAGCGTCAGTGGAAACTAGAGTGTGACAAAGGTGGTAATGGTTATGCAGTTATCCGTTTCCTGCCTGCCCCCAATGGCGAAGACCTTCCATTTGCAAAGGTCTACTCCCATGCCTTCCAAGGTCCAGGTGGATGGTTTATCGAGAACTCTTTGACTACTCTGGGACAGAAGTGCCCCATTTCTGAGTACAACTCTCAGCTTTGGAACAACGGTACTGATGCTGGTAAAGAGCAGGCACGTAAGCAAAAGCGTAAACTGACTTACATTGCTAACATCTATGTTGTAAAGGATCCTGCCAATCCTGAGAACGAAGGTAAAGTCTTCCTGTATAAGTTCGGCAAGAAGATCTTCGACAAACTGACTGCTGCCATGCAACCTGAGTTTGAAGATGAGGAAGCAATCGATCCCTTTGACTTCTGGCAAGGTGCTAACTTCAAACTGAAGGCAAAGAATGTTGCTGGTTATCGCAACTATGATTCTTCTGAGTTTGCTCGCTCTTCTGCTCTCTTGGAAGATGATGATGCAATGGAAGCAATCTGGAAGAAAGAGTATTCTCTTGAAGAGTTCCTCGATCCTAGTCAGTTCAAGTCTTATGATGAACTGAAAAAGCGTCTGGACTATGTTCTTGGTATCAAGGGCACTCCTAAGTTCCAAGATCAAGAGACCGTTGAAGAGGAAGAGAACTTCCGTCGTGAGAACCGTGGTGAATCTACCAACTTTGGTGCATCACCCGACTTCAATGCTCCAGATATCACTCCTACTACTTCCACTACTGAAGATGAGGATGATGCAATGTCCTACTTCGCACGACTCGCTGAAGAATGATCCGATGGACATATGAGAGGGTCTGTCTGACCCTCTTGGTTGTTGCTACTTACTATTCACTGGTGTTCAAGTGAAAACTGATTACACAATAGATCGTGTAACCAAATCCGAAGCCGCAGATTTACTTCTGCGGTTTCATTATTTGAAGGATATATCTAAAACCTTTAAGTCTGGTTATAATTATGGTCTATATAAAAACAATGAATTTTGCCCTTTAAACATTGGAGGTATTCAGGGAGTCTGTATTTTTACAGGTCTCCCTGTTCCAGAAATTGCAAAAGGTGCTTTTGGATTAGAACGGCATGAACAGAACGGACTTTTTGAACTCTCCAGACTCTGCATCCACCCGAATACTCAGCAGAGCGAGTATAATATCACTTCTTGGTTTGTATCAAAAGCGATTAGACGCCTTAGAAAGGAGACCAACGTCAGGGGGATTATTTCATACGCTGATAGTGACCACCACAGTGGCACAATTTATCGTGCTTGTAACTTTAGGTACTGTGGTCTATCAGAACCAAAAAAAGATTTCTACTTTGCAGATGGAACTAAACACTCCAGAGGAAGTGTCAAAGGATCGGAAGGTGAATGGAGAGATAGATCTCGCAAGCACAGATATGTAATGATCTTTGATAAAACTTTAGAGTTGTTATGGTAAAGTGTTGAGAGTATTTTCTGTTTGAATGGTAGTTCTATCAACGTATTGAGAAGACTCGCCATAGAACAATTCATTCCTAATATCTTTCAATACTTGCTGTAAGTATTCTGGTCTTAAGATGTATATTAAAGACTTTTTATTATTAAGATCAGTCTCATATTCAAAGTTTGATATACCAGTTACAGGATTTAATATTCCTGTAGGAACATCTGGATTAGGTATCGTAAAATTGCTATTAACTTCTAGTCCCTTTTCAAGAATTAATCTACCTTTTGAGTCTTTGACTTCTGTAGTAACATAATGATGAACATCATTAAGTGAAGTTCCATAAACTCTATCACAGTAATCATACAATTCTTTATTTGACATAGGCCATTCTTCTCTTATATTAACTATTCCAGAAGAAATAATAACAACCCAGTCATACGTGT